GCCGACAAGCTCGCGCAATTCTCGATCTTGAAAAGAAAATCAGTCAGCCGCCTCCAAGCATTACAAAGACTCCGCCGCCGATTGTTCCAGGTGGCACGCGTTCAACAATCATAAAACCACTCACAGAACTATCGCAAAGCGAGTTTGAGAAGCGCAGAAACGCATTTCGAGCCGCACGCCGAGCCTAATTTAAGGAAAAATCATGTCAAATCTATTTGCCGTAACCGATCTTGTAGCAAAGGAGGCGCTGAAGATCGCACACGAAAAGCTTGCCTTCATCCGAACCATTGACCGTCAATATGATGAGTCTTTCCGTATCAAATCCGGCCAAGCCCCGCACGGCTCTACCATGCGCGTCAAAAGTCCGAACCAATACACGCGCCGCCAAGGCTCGCGTGTCATGCAGGTGCAGGAACAGAGCGAAGCCACTCAAACCCTGACCGTCGCAACGCAGGACGGTGTCGACATGGAATTCAACTCTGCCGAGTTGATTCAGTCTGTCGATAATGACGGCGCATTTGATGATCTGTCCAGCAAGTACATTGAGCCGGCAATTGCCGGGTTGGTGTCGGGCATTGAAGCCGACATGATTGCCTTCGCCACGAAAGCGACCTATAACGTCGCCGGCACTGCTGGAACCGCTTTGACTGATCTTGTCGCCATCGGCGCTGCTCGGGCAAAGCTCAATCAGCAACTGGCACCGAAGGACGGAAATCGCTTCATTCAGTGCGACTCGGTGACGATGGCAAGCATGGTGAATGGTCTGAAAGGTCTTTTTCAGGATTCTAGCCAGATCAAAGAGCAATACCGCGAAGGTATGATGGGCCGCACTGCAATGGCGGACTGGTACGAAAACGACCGCATGTGGACGATGCCGAATAGTGCCGACGTTGTTGGCGCGATCAACGGTGGAACACTTACCACGGGCATTACTTCGCTGACCGTCAATGGCCTGACCGCTGCGCCTGTCGCCGGTATGGTATTCACGATTGCAGACGTTTATGACTGCCATCCAGAAACCAAAGCGGCCTACCCAAGCCTCAAGCAGTTCGTTTGCTCGTCTGGCTGTACTACGACCAATCTGGTATTCACGCCGGCAATCAAGTTTTCTACCAGCGACCCGCGCCAGAACGTTTCAGGCACACCTGTCACCACGGCGGCGATTACGTTTGTCGGTGGCGCTTCCACGAACTACGTGCAAAACCTGATGTATCACAAGGATGCGTACCAGTTCATCACCGCTGATCTGCCTATCATGGATGATTCGCAAAAGTGCGTACGTGTCAGCAAAGACGGTTTGAGCCTTCGATGCTGGCTGGCTTCCGATATCCGCAACGACCAGTTGCTGATGCGGGTGGACATCCTTTACGGCATGGCTGCACTTCGCCCTGAATGGGGTTGCCGTTTGATCGGCGCGGCAGGCTAATGAACGCCCCAGGGTTCGCCCTGGGGGCAAAACTTAAGGAGAAAAATCATGGCAGCACAAGACTACGAACAAGTTACATACAACAGCCCTTCAGGCGCTCAGATGGGCAGTTCAGCATCTGAGTTGATCGGGTTCCACGGCGTACCGCCAACAGACCAAGCTGCTTATGTGGCTTCCTGTACCTCAGTATTCCTTGAAGGCAGCATTTCCGCATCGGCCATTGTCGGTTTTAGCGTCGGTCAATTTTCCGTGTTTGTTGCGGAACTTCGGGCGATCAAGGCCGCAATGATCGAAAAAGGCTTCATGGCTTCAGCATAGCCATACCTGCCCCAGATCATCGGGGCAGGTACTTATTTGAAAGGGTTGGAAAATGTCAGATTCAATCTCAATTGGCTGCGCCTACCGAGACCAGGCTATTGTTGGCGGTGCTGTCGATAATACCCCTGTCGGTGCTACAACGGCATCAACCGTTGCAGCCACTACGCTCAGTTCAACATCAACCACAAATATCGGTTCGGGTGGCGCATCTACCTTGATCGGATTTCACGGTGTTCCTGCTGTCGATCAAGCTGCCTATGTCGCTTCGGTCACATCCGTCTATCTCGAAGGCAGTATTTCAGCATCGGCGATAGTCGGATTCAGCGTTGGTTCTTTCTCGGTCTTCATGACGGAATTCCGCGCACTGAAAGCTGCGTTTATTGAAAAAGGTTTCATGGCGTCAGCATGAAGATCAATTTTACCGGCACTGTTCCTGTCGCGCATGAGGATATCATGCGCAATGTGGAACACGCCAGATCAACAGGGCTGCCATATATCGAACCGTGCCAGGCGCACAGTCGGGCATTGGCTATTGTTGGCGGTGGACCTTCGATCATTGACCGGCTGGAAGAAATCAGAAGTTTTGATGGTGACATCTGGGCGGTCAATGGTGCATGTGCCTTTCTTCGTTCGCATGGGATTGATTCAACACTGTTCGGTGTCGATCCTCATCACATAGTCAGAACGTGGGCACCAGGAGCCAAAAAAGCGCTTCTGTGCTCGCGTACTGACTACCAGGTGTGGGACATCCTAAAAGGCGCAGACATACGGCTGTTTGACCTGGTTCAGGAGAATACCGAAAGCGGCATCACGTCAGGGTCAAGCACGGCGACATGTGCATTTGACCTTGGCTCAACGCTCGGGTATCGGAAGATTGTGTTCTTTGGCTGCGAGGGGTCATACCCAGGTATGGCAGAGGATAATGCAAACGACACAACGCATGCGTACTCGAAAGAGTTGAGAGAAGAACGCTTGCTGGTGAAGTGTGGCGATAAAGAATACCTGACTGCTCCTGACTTCTTCGTTCAGTGCCAGGAAATCAGCATGATGCTCAAGGCATTTCCAATGCACATCATGGAACGCAGCGGCGGGTTGCTTCGCGCCATGGCAGAAAACGACGATTACGACATCATCAAAGTAAGCAGGAAGATGATGGAAGGTTTGACATTTTCAAAGGCGGAACCATGCCAGTCTTGATGCAGCATTTCATTCATGGGTTCCACTATGCGGCAAGCCATGAAGTGCCAGCCATGAAGACTCAAGGCTGGATGGAATACGTAAAGCCTGTTGATATGTGCAAAGAATTTGCATGTGATGAAAAAGATGACGAAATTGAAGTTGTCGAAACAGTAAAACCACGTCGCGGACGTCCACCAAAGGCTAGGTAAATGGCAACTGCACAGACAATCATCAATCGTGCGCTTCGCCTGATAGGCCAGTATGCCGCAGGCGAAACCCCTACGTCTGAGGATACCGATGACGCATTGACATCATTGAATGCAATGTTGGATTCATGGCGTCTCGAAAAACTGATGGTCTATGCCATCCAAGATCAAAGCTTGACGATGGTGGCGGGGACTCAGGCATATACCATCGGCCCTTCTGGAAATCTTGATACGGTTCGCCCTGTTCGGATCGATGGCGCGTTCATGCGTCAGTCGAATATGGACTATCCTGTTGCCGTCATCGATGAGGCGCAATGGTTCAGCATTCCTGATAAAACCTCGCAATCAGACCTTGTCGAATATGCCTACTACAACGCGACCATGTCCACCGGAACGCTGTATGTGTGGCCTATCCCGAACAATACCAACGTGCTGCATCTTCTGACCTGGACGCCATTCACTGCATTTTCGTCAGCAGCAACAACGGTGACACTGCCGCCAGGATATGAGCAAGCGCTTGCATCAAACCTGGCCGTATTCATTGCCCCAGAGTATGGGGCGGTGGCCGCTCCTGCTATAGCAGGGCTTGCCGTAGCCTCCAAGGCAGCCATAAAGCGCATCAACTCCAAGCCAATCAAAGCATATAGTGACCTCCCATTCCTTGTTGGTACAGGGCGACGGTCGAATATCATCATGGATCAGTAAAACATGAAAACGCCGATCCTTGGACAAGCTTACGTTGCAAGATCGGTGAATGCTGCCGATAACCGGCTTGTAAATCTATTCCCTGAAGTCATCCCTGAAGGCGGAAAAGAGGCCGCTTTCTTCTCTCGCTGCCCTGGCCTTACTACGCTGGCAACTCTTGGCGTAGGCCCGGTTAGAGGGTTGCACAAGTACGGCATTTATATGTATGCCGTTTCCGGGCAAGTTCTTTACAAGCTCGATGAGTTCTGGAATGTGACAACGATAGGCGCTGTTCTTGGGTCTGGTACTGTCTCGATGGCTGACAATGGCGATGTGATGTTCATCGCTTGCGGTTCATTTTCGTATCAGTATCAGGAAAGCACGCTGTCATTTAGCCAGATCACAAGCGCAGACTTCCTTGGTGCAACAACGGTCGGGTACATGGATGGCTATTTTGTATTCAATGTTCCGAATAGTCAGCAGATTCAGATTGTATCAAGCGTCACTTCAGCAGGTGCTTCGATTTACCCGTTGGTGTTTGATGCAACAGAAGTATCAAGCGCCGAAGGTTCGCCAGACAACATTCTTTCGTTGATCATGGATCATCGCGAGGTTTGGCTGTTTGGCATGACCTCAATTGAAGTCTGGTATGACGCCGGCACGCCAGATTTCCCGTTTCAAAGGATTCAAGGCGCAGTTTTGGAAATTGGCTGCGCTGCCGCCTCGTCGGTGGCGAAAATGGATAATTCGCTGTTCTGGCTCGGGGCGGATGATCGCGGTGCCGGAATTGTATATCGAGCCAATGGGTACAACGGGCAGAGAATTTCTACTCACGCGGTTGAATTTGCTATCCAGGGTTATTCGGATATTTCTGATGCAATCGCCTACACCTATCAGCAAGAAGGCCATGCTTTTTACGTGCTGAGCTTCCCGACAGGCAATGCAACATGGGTGTATGACGTCGCAACCAATGCTTGGCACGAACGGGCTTATTTTGAAACATCGACAGACTCGTTTTCTCGCCACCGGTCGAACTGCCACATCTATTTTTCCGGCGAGAATGTTGTCGGCGACTACGAGAACGGAAAAATTTACGCATTTGACCTTGACGTGTACCAGGACGGCGATGACGTTCAGAAGTGGCTCAGGTCATGGCGTGCATTGCCTCAAGGGCAGACGAACTTCAATCGCGTATCGAACCACGCATTGAAACTGGATTGCCAGGCCGGGGTTGGTCTTGGTGGAACAAGCACGGGAGTGACTCGAACCATTGTGGAGGCGCTCCCAGGGCAAGACAGTGTGAGATTTGAATATCACACGTTCCAGGTCAATGACTCAGTCAGGTTTGCTGAGACCACGCCAATCCTCGGGCTTGTCGATGAAACCGTCTATTATGTGGCGGCTGTATCTGCTGCCAGGACATTCACAGCAACGATTACGACTGGATCAACCACAATCAGCAGCCCGAGTGCGTTTATTTCAACTGACAGGTACTCGGTTATCTCGGCAGATGGCGTAACGCCTGGCACCATCGTTTCCGCCTATCAGGGCGCTTCGACTGCTGTGATGTCTGCTGCCGCAACTGACGCAATGACAGCATCGGTCACATTCACGCCGTACAAGGTAGCACTATCTGATTCCCCTGGCGGTTCGGCAATCAACATTCTTGCAAACGGCACAGGCACGCTACAGCTTGTAACCGTCAGCGATCCACAAATCATGCTTCGCTGGTCGGATGATGGTGGTCACACATGGAGCAATGAGCATTGGGCAAGCATGGGTGAACAAGGGCAGACAGGTAAGCGGGTTATCTGGCGGCGGCTTGGAATGACTCAAAAACTCAGAGACCGGGTTTATGAAATATCAGGAACTGACCCGGTAAAGATTGCCATCATGGGTGCGGAGCTTGTTGTAAGCCCGACGAACGCATGACGACGCTGAATATCACAAACATTCCAGCGCCTCGGGTAGCGTTTCTAGACGAGCGAACCGGCTTGATTTCGCGTGAGTGGTATATGTTTTTCCTGAACCTGTTCAACCTGACGGGAGCAGGCGGCTCAGAAATGACGCTACAGGACTTGGCTGTTTCGCCTGAACCTGTTGCTATGGCTGCTTACGATAACGCCATCAACGGGGCGTATATGCAGCCAGTTGCGGTGACAGGTGTAACCAATGAAATATTGCTTGGAATGCAGGCGCAATTGGCGAGCATGTCTGCTGAAATTCAGACGCTGAAAAACCAGATTGATACCGCTTCGACTGAGCCGAGGCAATTTGTCGGTACGCTTGGGATTCAGAATGCAGACAATGTGAAAATCAGCAGCAACCTTTACCTTGGGAACATGGGTACAGAGGCAGGAGGAATTGATGTTAATGGAACAACGTATGCAGCAAGTTTGAAAATTAGTGATATTGGAAGTGGTGACCTTGCGCAAACCATCCATCACCGGCATTCGACAACGTTGGAGCCGGTTATTTTGGGGGCTAGGTCAAATAGTGATACAGAGTCTCATACAGATGTAACGGCAGGGCAGAAGCTTTTCACCATAACTGGTGCCGGATATTGCGGGACAAGTTACAAGGCATTTGGGGCCATCAGTGTTTGCGCTGATTCGTCGGGCACGTTGAGCAACACGTCAGCACCTGGGAAATGGATTTTCTCTGTCACGCCTGATACCACAGTAACGCCAGCAGCTTGGCTAACAGTGACGAACGACAAGAAAGCAACTTTTGCAGGCGGGATTGATTCGACTGGAAAGATCACAACAGCATCGACTATTACAACGCTGGGCGGTGCGACATTCCACACCACGTCAAGCGCATTGACAGACGGTGCCGGGGTGGCAGGAGGAACACTTTTGACGGCACCAGCAGCAGGAAACCCGACGAAGTGGATAGGCATAAACGATAACGGAACAACCCGGTATATACCGGCTTGGTAAATCACAACACCTTAACGCCGTGAGGCGCAGGAGGAAACATCATGGCAGTCACACCAAAAGCCCTAGTAGCAGCACAACAGCTCACAAACGCCAACGCGACCTATTACACGGCCACAAATATCAAGACGATCATCGACAAAATGACGCTGACAAATACGACAGCCGGCGCGATCACGGTAACGATTGACATTGTCGATAGTGGCGGGTCGGCTGGTGCTTCAGAACGTATGATCTCGGCGCGAAGCATAGCCGCTGGAGAAACATATATCTGCCCTGAAGTTGTCGGGCATGTTCTGAACGCAGGCGATACAATACAGGGGCTGGCAAGTGCAAATACGTCAATCACCATACGCGTTTCAGGGCGGGAAGTAAGCGGTGTGTGATGTTAAAAATTGAGCCAGGGGTACATCTCGATTTAGTGCGATTCTATCGGGCGCATAATGGCAGACTTGGAATTTCATGCTTTGACATGATGCACATTTTGAATGGTTGGAATATCTGGCGATTGGTAGATGAAGAAGAAATAGCCATCATCATCACTAAAAATGGCGAAGCACACATCGCAGCAGTGCAAGGTAGAAAAGTCGGAATAAAGCGCATAAAATGGGCTTTAGACGCGCTAGATGTGGTAACGACTAAAGTATCAAACAAATTCAGAGCAGGGCATGCGTTAGCCAAAAAGCTTGGCTTCATTCCCGGTTCGATAGACGAAAGGGCGGTGCATTATGTACGCATTCCACACTAGCAGAAGTCAGGCCAAGCTGTTCAGCACTGAATATGCAATTGGCGACCCTTTCGGGTATGGCAAGAAAAACGATGTTGGTGCTGTACTTGGGGCAGTCGCTGGCCCTATAGTCTCCGGCCTATTTGGCCAAGAATCTTCCAACCAGCAACAGCAGGCCGCACAGCAAGCGGCAAACACCTCGGGAGCAGCAACTGCCCAGGCGCTTGAATTGCAACGGCAGATGTACGAACAGCAAAGAGCAGATCAAGCCCCATGGCGGCAACAGGGCGGAGAGTCTCTCAATATGCTGGCGCGGTATATGGGTGCACCGTCTGCAATTGATGCTGATGCGTATCTTCGGGCTAACCCAGATCTGATGGCGGCATTCTCGACAGGGAAGACGCCAGAAGAGGCACGCCAATCGGCGCTTAAGCATTACCAGGATATAGGCCGATTTGAAGGCCGACAAGGCCTTGGTGAAGGGTTTGGCTCGTTGATGAAGCCATTCACCATGCAAGACTACCAGCAAGACCCAGGATACAACTTTCGACTGTCGGAAGGGCTAAAATCAATCGAGCGCGGAGCGGCTGCGCGCGGCGGATTGATGTCAGGCGCTACCATGAAAGGCTTGCAGCGATATGGGCAAGATGCAGCCAGCAACGAGTATCAGAATGCGTTCAACCGTTACCAGTCGAACCAGCAGAATCAGTACAACCGTCTTGCAGGTTTGTCAGGAACCGGGCAGACGGCGAGCAATGCGCTGGCCCAGGCAGGCGGAAACTACGCAGGGAACGCTGGCAACTTGATCATGGGCAATGCCGTGAATCAAGGGAACGCACAATTAGCCGCAGGGCAAGCGCGTGCTTCATCGTATGGCGGTCTCGGTTCGGCATTGGGGCAGAACAGCCTTGCCGGGGGGAATAGTGCGCCATCCTCATATACAAACTTCGATACTGGATGGGCACCATATCAATCTGGTGTGGGGGCTGGCTACATTGACCCATACTATGGCGACGGCAATGGGAGTGGATTCTAATGGCGATGAACTTCGGGATATTGAATCCAAACACGCCGATGGACGTAGCGAACGCCTACGGCCAAGCGCGTCAAGAGGCGCAGCGTAACGCGCTATTGCAACAGCAGATGGCAATGCAATCACGTCAGGCTGATACCGCGAACCAGTTGGCGCAATATCAGCTTTCGAGTGCGAAGCGATCTGATGCAGAGAACGAGGCTTACAGGAATTACCTGGCAGGCGTGGATATGTCTTCACCAAATGCATTGCGTCAAGCGCTGCCGGGAATGTACAAGGTAGCGCCAACGCAAGCGCAGGCATTGCAGAAGTCTTTGCTTGAGCAAGACAAAGGAACTGCCGAAGTAGAAAAAACAAAGGTGGAAACGGCAGTAAAAAAGCTTGACTATCTGAAGCAATCGCTTACAGGGGTTATAGATCAGCAAACCTACGACCTTTGGCGGTCGAAGGTGTCAACGGATTTGCCGGATATAGGAGGGCTTATTCCTGTCAAATACAGCGACAAATCTAAGATGGAACTCATGTCTAATACTGCCGAACTTGCAAAGCAACTGAACGACCTCCTAAATCCGAAGGCCATGGCAGTAGGTGCAGGAGGTGTCACCAACTTGATTAACCCATACACTACAG